CGTTGGTTGGTTGGTGGTTGACTACGCAAGGTAAAGCACGTGGCCAGGCGCAAACGGTTATTACTGTTGCTCACAAACTAGATTTAGCCACGGCGTTGTACACATATTTGGCGCCAATATTAGAAGCCAGGTTTAACGCTTCCGTATCGTGGTCCTACGGGCGTATGGTGCTAACAATGCCAGACGGCAGCGTATGGTTTCCCAGGGCTGCAACCCCGGCGGCAGGTCACGGTTACAGCGTAGATTTAATTATTGCCGACGAAGTATGGGACATTAGCGAAGCGGCCATAGACGAAGGTTTACTACCGTCGCAACGTGCCCGTAAAAATCCGTTGTTTGTGATGATGTCTACAGCCGGTACGCAAGATAGTAAAGCCATGTTGCGTTGGCGTGAACAGGGATTACGCGCTATAGATAGCGGCGAACAGACAAAACTATATTTTGCCGAATTTAGCCCCCCGCCTAATTCTGATTTAATGACACCTACCGCCTGGGCGTACGCCAACCCCGCTTTAGGCCATACCCTGCAAATGGAAGTAATACAAGCCGAAAGCGAAGCCCCTAACCGAAACGCCTTTTTACGAGCGTCGGTTAACACGTGGACAGCAACCCAAAACGGTTGGTTAGAACTTGGCGTATTTGAAGCCCTAAAAAGTGATGACCCAATACCCCCCGGCGGCATATTGGCAATAGAAGTAGATAACGAAGGCGCTTTATATGTTGGCGTCCGGGCAGTACAAGTAGGTTTAAAAACGGCTGTAACTGTTGCGTTTGTTGCCGGAACTTTAGCCGAAACGTGGCGTTTGGTTGAAGCCGAAATAGCCGCAGGCCCTACCTTACGTTTAGCAATAACGCCAGGATTAGAAATACATTTACCGCCAAATATGGAACGCCGCAAAACTATAGTTGGCTACCGCGAACTATTGAAATGGACCGCAGCCGTAAAAAATATGATTATAGAAAACCGTTTATTTCATCACGGCGAAAATCAGTTAATAGAACACGTAGAACGCGCCGTACTTATCAAACACCAAGGCAGCGTAGCGTTATCGTCAACCCGAAGCCCCGGACCTATCACCCTTGCCCGTTGTATGGTATGGGCAGCCGCTTTAGCGTCAAAACCACAACTAGTTGGCAAACCCCTAGTAGTTAACGTTTCACGCTAATATTGTGTTGGCACTGTCCGCGACGGCTTACCTTTTCGTCGGGAAAAGAATAGACCGCTTCACCGTGGGCAGTGCCACCAAACTTTTAACAGATATGGCAGACTAAACAAATGGCGTTATTTAACAAAGTCAACAAAGCCGCAGTAGGTGCAACAGTAAAAGCGGCGGCTACGGGTTCAAATGTTGGCGCGTCACAACTAGACAACTTTTACGCTTTTACTCAGGGAAATAATCGCCAACGCGCTATGGCCGTGCCTGCTATAACTAGGGCACGCGATTTGTTGGCAAGTGTTATCGGCTGTACACCGCTAAAAATGTATAACGAAATGTGGAACGGCGAAGAAATGGAAGAAATAGAAATTGCGCCGCGTGCATGGTTGCGACAGTTAGACCCGGCACTACCAAATAGCACACTATTTTCATGGTTATTTGACGATTTATTTTTTACGCAACGGGCTTTTTTGTATGTCACCGAACGCACTAGCGACGGATACCCAAAAAGTTATCAACGCATGCCTTCCGCGATGGTTACAACCCAGGACCAGGCCGGTCCCGTTTTTTTTGCACCGTCTAAACAAATTATGTTTAGCGGCTTACCTGTTGACCACCGCGACGTCGTTCAATTTATTAGCCCTATTCAAGGTTTGTTATTCACTAGCCCAAACGCAATTTTGACAGCACTTAAATTAGAGCAGGCCCGCCTACGCAACAGTTCAAGCCTTTTGCCAACGGGCGTATTGCGTCAAGTTGCAGGGGAACCGCTTAGCGAACAGGAACTACAACAATTGGGTCAATCGTTTGAAGCGGCACGTTTAAATAATTCTGTAGCCGTTTTAAATGAATTTGTTACTTACACCGAAACAAACAGCGACGCAAGTAAACAAATGTTGGTAGCAGCAAGTGAGTATCAAAGTCTTGAAATCGCACGTTTGGCCAATTGCCCCCCATACCTTTTGGGCGTCGCTACTGGCTCATACAGTTATCAAAACTCAACACAAGCCCGCCAAGACTTGTATATGTTCGGCGCAAAACTTTATATGGATTGCATAGCCGAAACGCTTTCAATGGGTAACGTATTGCCGCGCGGTACCTTTGTAAAATTTGATATAGAAAATTATCTAAGCGAAACTTATTTATCCGAATATGACACACCCGCAGAAGTTGAAGAAGTAGGAGTAATGCCAAGTGCTTAAATTAACTCAACAAGAATTAACGCTAGACGCCGCCGGACCAAACGGTATGCCACGCCGCACCCTGGCGGGCCTTGCGTTGCCATATAACGTTGAAGCAACAGTAAACGACGGCACAAAAGTAATGTTTATGCCAGGCAGCCTAAATAGCGGCGGCAAAATGCCAAAACTATATTTGGGACATGACAGCACTCAGGCCGTAGGACTTGTAACGGCCATGGTAGATACGCCCGGCGGCATGATGTACGAAGCCCGCATAAGCGAAACCACGCTAGGCAACGAAGCACTTGTATTGGCAGCCGACGGCGTACTAGACGCGGTAAGCGTTGGCGTAAACCCAACCCGTTTTAGTTACGACGAAAAAGGCACAATGATTATAGAAATGGCCGATTGGCAAGAATTATCGCTAGTGCCTTTTGGAGCGTTTGCCGGGGCTTCCGTAGACCGCGTAGCCGCGTCGCAAGGTATCCCACAAGAACCCGTAGAAATAGATAACATAGAAACCGAAACACCTAACGAGGAGTTAGAAACCATGACACAGCCAACAGAAACACCACAAGTTATTGAAGCCGCAAGCGTAGCGCCAATTGTTTACGCACAACCGCGTAGTTTCAAATTGCCAACCGCAGGCGAATTTATCGCAGCGTCGTTGCAAGGCGGAAGCGTACTTGCAGAAATGAACGCACGCGTTCAAGCCGCAGCGCCAAACATCACTACGGGCGATACTTTAGGCATCCTTCCAGAAATTATAACCGGCAGCGTCTACGATTCGCTTAACCCTATTAGGCCTTTTGTTACTGCAATTGGTGCACGTGCCATGCCACAGAGCGGCGCGACTTTTCGCCGTCCGGTTATCACAGTGCGGCCCGTGGTTACACAACAGCCAACAGGCCAACTAAACGCACTTGACCCAAGCACCGTTACTGTTGCAAATAACAACGTAAACAAACTTACTTTTGGTACTTACGTAACAATGTCTGAACAAGATTTGGATTGGACAGACCCAGCAAGCATTAACATTGTTTTGAACCAGTTGGCAATTGCTTACGGTCAAGCAACAAACAATTACGCGGTAGATACTTGTCATGCAGCAATTACGCAAACTAGCGCCGTTGCCGACACGTCGGACCCTGCGGATTGGATTGCAGCAATTTACGAAGGCGCCCGCCAAATTAGCGCAAGCAGCAACTATCTTCCAACGCACATGGTAGTAACACCTACCACCTGGGCGTCGTTGGGTTCTTTAGTAGATTCAACAGGCAGACCAGTATTTCCACAGATTGGCGCTATGAACGCACCGGGCGAATTGTCGGCCGCTAATTGGAACGGCAACCCGCTTGGCCTTGTGCTTGTAGTTGACAAGAACGCGCCGGGTTCATTTATTGGACACGCTGCCGGACCTGCCGCAGGTTTTGAATTTTACGAACAGCAAAAGGGCGCCATTTCTGTAGAAGTACCTAGCACATTGGGCCGCACTATTGCGTACCGTGGCTACGCCGCTTCATTTATGGCAGACGCTACAAAATTCGTTAAGTTCGTCTAACCGAAAGGCGGCTTTACCGCCATGACGCAGGTATATCAAGTAGCGCATAAAACGCTATTAAGCAACTACGCAGTTTTAGAAACGCTTACACCAAACGAAGTGTACGTAGGCGCGTCTATTGTTGTTGCAGGCGTTGACGCAACTTTTAACGGCACGTATACCGTTTTAGACGTACCCGAATATTTGTTTATTGGCGTAGATGAATACGGCGATTTACTTTTTAATTACGAAGTACCGGTACCGTTTCAAATTCTGTACGCAAAAACAGCGGCAGACGTTACACGCACGACAGCAACCGGGACCGTAACGCTAGGTACTGTAAATTGCACGTGGATTACAGCCGGACAAATTGAGGATTGGCTAGGCATTGGCACCGCGTCCGCATTGGACGCAACATTTCTTACACAATGCGCGGCGGCTTCTAACGCTTTTTGTTTTCAACGACGTTTAGAAAGCGGCTACATAGACCAAAAAGCCACAAGCCCTAGCGACGCAGTAACCCTAGGTACTATCGCTTATGGCGGCTTCTTGTACAGACAACGCGGAGCGGTAACAGACTTTGCCAGTTTTGACGGACTACCCGCAGGCAACAGCGTTGGCCTTTCGCCAATGATTAAACAATTGCTAGGTATCCCACGCCCGCAGGTTGCTTAAATGCCTGTTGCCTTTACAGACCTGTTAAACGAAGCCATAGACGACCTGGCAACGTCGCTAGCAACCATAACGGGCTTGCAGGTTGTAATTGACCCACGCAATTTGTGCGCCCCGTGTGCATTTATTGACGCGCCTACGTTTACAGTGTTTGCTAACAACGTTGTAGAAATGCGGTTCCCGGTACGAATTATTACGTTAGGCCCTGGCAATTTAGACGCGCAACGGTCACTACTTAACTTGGCTAGCAAAGTAATAACCAAGAAAATCGGCGTAACCGACGGACGACCAACTATCGCACTTATTGGCGGCAGCGAACTACCCGCCTACGATTTGACCATAACCCTACAAGCCCAGGCAACCGCCTAGAATAGGCATAACATGAAATACGAAATAGTTAGCCCCCGTATTGGTACGCCTGGCGATACCTACGAACCAAC